TCACGGCATCCAGCAGCGGCGGCACGATTGACACCGTGGCGACCTCCGATGCCTCGCTCAACGTGACCCTTAACGGCACCGCGTATCGCATCCCCCTGTTTGCCTAATGCGTCTTCTTTCCAGATTGACGCTGGGTGATGCTGGCACGACCATCTCCACCTCGGCTGCGACCCACACCGGATCGTTTGACGGCGTCTCCGCCCTTTCGGCGGGTACGATTGGTCTGACGATCAGCGGGGTGACGCACACCGGGCTGGCCTTGGCCGCAGGCTCCACCGTGGTTGGGGACATCTCCGAGGTGATCCTTTCCAGCGGCGGGCCGATTGCCATATACGTCCGCAAGGACTGATTCGTGTTTCGGGCGTTGGCGCTCTGCCTTCTGCTTGCAGGATGCAAGCCGGAGCAGGGCGTTGACGACTACCCGGAGACGATTTACCCTGATACACCGACCATGAAAAGCGCCGTTGACGCAATGGAGACAAAATAATGGGCCGCCAGTGGAATCAAATTATTGAGAGCCTGGGACCGCTGACCGGCGGAACCATGTCGATTAACGCCAATCTCACCGAGATCGAGGCGTTGCTTACCACGCTTCAGGCGGATGTGGCGGATGGGATTACAGTTTCATCCGGCACGGTGGCGGTATCAAGCCTCCCAGAAGTTATCTTGGTAAGTTCACCTGTTTATGATTCCGGTGACGACTCAATCAATATAAACATAAAAAACATCGGAACGGGTGCCGCTGGTGTTGATTCTTCTCTCCCCATTTCCGGCACGGTCACCGCCCTTCCGCAAACAGGCAACGTAACTGAAGCCTCCACCAAAACCATCACCACGGGCGGAACCGACCAGCAAGTTTTCGCCGCCAACGCCAGCAGGAAGTTCCTGCTCGTACAGAACGTATCCGACACCGACATGAATCTTGGGATTGGCTACAACCCCACGGCCTCCACGGGAATCTTTCTTGGAAAGAACGGGAGCGGGATCGTTTTTGAATCTGGCTTCATCCCTACGCAGGAAATCAGAATCCTATGCGCCACGACAGGAAAAGCCTTCGTTGCGTTGGAGGGCTAAGAGATGGCCTTCTTCGGCGGCGGCGGGGGAGCGGCTCCGGCAGATATGGTCGGCGCGACCAGTTCAGTCGCAGGCACGGCGGGCTTGGTTCCTGCTCCGGCGGCGGGGGATCAGCTTGCCGTATTGTCAGGAGACGGAACATTTAAGTCACCATTCGTCAGGCCAACCGTGACGAATTGGGGGGCTGGAAGGCTTTACACCCCGTGGAATGGTGAAAATAACAGCGTTGGCGCAACATCAAATGCAAACATAAGGGCAAAGTTTAATCCGATTTTTTTGCCAAGCGGGTCAATTTCAAGCCTAGTTTTTTTTGCCTCTAACGCCCCCGCCATAACATCAACAGGATATTTGGCCGTGTATAATTCTGACAATACAGGCAAGCCGCTAAACATTGTGACCTCTGGTAGCTTCACACACGCCACATCAGATTCCAGCACCGTAAAAACAATAAGTATAAGCCCAAGCGTATCTATTAAAGCTGGCCTTTATTATCTTTCCTACCACAATAATATTACTGGCGCACAAACATCAACAAGAATTTCTCAAAGGTCACTCTCCCAGCACATTTATTTTATTGGAGCCAACTCAAGTGCCGATGAAATTTCAAACAATGTCCCATACATGACCATAGCATCGGCAGGCACTTGGCCCGACCCAGCAACATTTAACGGATTGGACGGATCATCCCCACCCTATTTTTATATTGGAATGTGATGAAAAACGAAATTTATCACAATGGAGTTTTAATATCTGTCCAAGACGACAGAACTTTGAATGAGGCAAAGGAAATAAAAATCGGAATGGCTAGGCATTATTATTCCGATGCAATTTCAACCGCTGGGCTGGATTCCATTACCCAACAAAACGCCGCCCTCGGCATCTACCCGCCAGAAAGATGCGAGGCCATCAAGTCCTACATCGCCGCCTGCCGCAACGAATACCTGCGGTGCAAGGCTATGATCCTCGCCGCCCAGACCAACGATGAGGCCGATGCCGTCCAGTTTGTCGCCCCCGCCACGCCAGAGGGGATCTAGTCCATGTGCAAAACCATCGCCATCTGGCTCACCAATTTGAGTTTGCGTTTCTTGATGACGCGCAAGGAGTACGTCTGTTTCAAGGAGGCGTTGAGGTTTGCCGGGGAGAACAACACGGTGGCGAGGGAAACGAAGTACATCGGGAAGGTGAAGCACCTGTTGAGTGTAAACCGCTCGATCAAGCGCATTGTGGAGGAGGGTCGGGATCGGGACGAGATTGTGGACGCAGTGGTTCACCTAGCCGTGGCGTTAAAGTATCTGGAGGGCAAGGGTCGTGAGTCTTGATGAGATCCATGACCTTCGGGAAAAGTTTGGGTCAATGTCCGAGCGGCTTGCCCGGATGGAAGAACGCCAAGTTACCCTGATTGGCATGGTCGAACGCTCCTTATCCAGCTTTGGCGACCTGTCTAACCGGGTCAATGCCCTGGAGCATTTGAAGACCAAGATGCTACTTGTGGCAGGCGGTATTGGTGCTATTGTCAGTGTGGTCTGGGATGCGATCCGCTCCAGGCTCACCCACGGAGGTTAAATGCCCACTTTAGGTACACAGAACATTTCAGAGAGCTATCCCCAGCTTCTCAAGACATTTGGCACCGGCGGCCTGGACGGCAACCTTCAGGTCATCACAGATGGTGATAACACCTCCTCGGCTCTTAGCCTTTCCACGACAGGCGTGCAAAGCACCGGCTCTTTGGCGGTGGATGGAACAAGCCTTCTTTCCGGCATTGTCACCTTTGGAACAAGCCTGACCGCCTCGACCGGCACGGCCACCATCGGAACCCTTTCTGTCGGCACGGCGACGATCAGCACGGCCACCATCCCTTCCGTAACTCTTTCCACGGCCACCATCTCGACAGCCTCTATTGGCACGGCCACCATCCCGCTCCAGCTTGGCGAAGTCACCTTTGGCTCCAACATAACGGCATCCACCGGGACTGCGACTATCGGCACGTTGTCCGCAAGCACGGCTACGATTTCCACGGCCACCATCCCGCTCCAGCTTGGGGCGGTGACGTTTGGCTCCAGCATCACGGCTTCCACCGGCACGAACACCCTCGGCACGGTCAACGTAAATACGGCCACCATCGGAACCATCTCCACGCTTAATGGTCTGTCCGTTGCGACTACGGCCACGGTTGGAACGCTGGAGATCGGCGCGACAGGTCCCAGCATTACCAATGCCTCATACGGAACTGCGGCCTTTACATCCGCAACGGTTTCAGCCTACAACGCTGGCGGAACCACCAACGGAACGGTTGCTCTTACAGGCTCACAGGTGAGCGACATTGTTATTGGAACCCTGAACTCCCTCGGCTCTGCGACCGGATCTTCCGGCCTTATTATCGGCTTTCATTGCATAGCGAACAACGTGGTTCGCTACTCAATCGAAAATCCGACCAGCACTGCTGGCACGGTTCCAGCAGGAATCCTGCATATGACCGCACTGAGGTTCACGGCTTAATATGGCTATTAAATTCAATCGCTCCCAGACCTTCGCCACCAACGGAACCGTCACGGCTCCCGGCCTGCATAACCTTGTCGATGGGCTGGACATCTACCAGGCGCTTATCACAGACCAGACCAACCTTACATCGGTCGGTTCCGCCGACGAGCTTTTGATTGCCGATGCGGATCTGTCCGCTGGCGACGCGCCCAGGGCGGTCACGGTCAACGAGTTGTTTGAGGATGCCTTGACGATTGGAACCTATACCAACGCCAATATCAACAACATTTCCTACGGCACATCTACCGGAACTCGACTTGTTTCCACCAATGCCTCGATCACGACCGGCACGATCCCGAACCTTACCTCCAGCACGGCCAGCATTACCATCGGAACCATCCCGACTCTGACCGCCGGAACCACTACCTCCACCGCCGCCAACATTACCAACGGAACGATCCAGACGCTTACCTCCAGCACGGCGACGATCACCGGCGGAACCTTCAGCGGCTTGCTGAATAGCTCTACCGGAACGTTCTCCGGCGCGATCAACAGCACTGCCGGGACGATTGGGACGCTTAACTCCACCACTGGAACAATCACCAATCTTTCTACTACGCTCGCGGGCGATTTTACAATTAGCCAAGGAACCGGAACTCTTGGAACCACCGGTGTTACCGCTGGAACCTATGGTACATCTACGGCAATTCCTGTAATTTCTGTTGACGCAAAAGGTAGGGTTACAACTGTATCGACTTCTGCAATTGGATCGGCAGGTAAGGTTTTGCAGGTTGTAAAATCAACGACTTCATCAGTTGTAACTTGTGGAACAAATATTCCTTGGGACGACACCATTCCACAAAACACAGAAGGCAATGAAGTTCTTACCGTAACAATCACTCCTTTGTCTGCCACATCCAGCTTATACATAAAGTTTTTTTGTACCGGAACCCATAGCGGAAGTGGTGGCAACGGAACTATGGCTGCTCTATTTGTTGATTCAACAGCAAACGCAATTTCAGTGTTTGGAGTTCAAAATAACGGAGCAAACTGGCAAACAACTATATCACACGCAGCGTCCGTGGCCTCCTCAAGCACCACGGCTAGGACTTACAAGGTAAGGGTTGGTTCTTCTGGTGGGGTTACATTTCATGTAAATGGAAACAATGCTGGCACAAGGGTTTTTGGAGGTGCGGCTACGGCAATTCTTGAGCTTTGGGAGGTTGAGGCATGATTTTTGGGGAAAATCTTACATCCGAATTGAAATGGCAATCGGTGCGCGGTGTCAGGGACAGTCTTTTAGCCAAATCCGATTGGACGCAACTTCAGGATTCAACGGTAGACAAGCAAGCATGGGCATCTTATAGGAATCTGCTTAGGAACATACCGCAAGATTTTAGTACACCTGAAAGCATTGTTTGGCCGACAAAGCCGCAGTAATATATGACCCTATCCGAAATCGCCCAATACGCTGGCGAAAAGGTCGGGAAGACTGACTCGGAGACACTTGATTTCCTGCAGAAGTCTGCGTCGCTAAACTATCGCCGGGTCTGGAACTTCGCCCCCTGGCGGGAGACGATCACGACCTCCACCTATTCGGTCGGCACCTCCCGCACCGTGACCCTGGGTAGCAACGTCGAAACCCCTCTTTCGATTGCCTATAACAAGAACGAGGTTGATCCGATTGATCTATCCACCATCATCAGCCAGGACGCTGACCTGCTGGAAGAGGCCCGCACGGGCGACCCGCAGGTGTATCATTTCAAGGGTCGCAACTCTTCTGGCATTGCCGAGCTTGACCTGTACCCGCGCCTGGAGACAGCCGGAACCACGCCGCTTCGGGTGGTGGAGAAGCTACGTTGCCTGACCCGCGCAAACTACATTGTCGATTTCCCACCGTCCTCAGACGCCATCAATGACGAGCTTCGCCTGCCCCATGTTCATCATGTGGTCTTGGCCCTGACCCACGCCGATGCGCTTGAGCGTGAGCGGCAGTACGCCAAGGCGCAGTCGGTCGTGCAGACCGCCAATGCTGATCTGGCGGCGATGGCTAACTACGAGCTTTCGCAGGTTGGCGGCATCAAGCAAATCACGCCGGTCGGCCTTGGCGACCTCTCGATAGAGGAAATTACGGCCGCCTAAAGTGCCTTATTATAGCGACAATTTAGACGACCTATTGGCTTTTGACGGCATCCGTAGCTTTACGGGTGGTCAGGCCAGCGGGTTGCAGTCCGATCTCCTGGCCAACAACCAGGTGCAGGAGATGTACAACATGACCCTGTCGCCCAAGGGCAACCTTGAGACAAGGCTTGGCTCAACCGCTTTCTGCTCGACCGCCACAAGCCAGCTTGGGTCGGTCGGTGGTTTCCGCTACTTCGATACAGCCCAGTACGAGGAGATCGTGGATGTGGCGCAGGGCAGGCTGTACACGATCAATTCCAACGGAAGCGCCGACCTGCATCCTGCGCTTGAAACCTGGACGCAGAACACCCGCACATTTGATAGCGATGTGCAGTATTGGGCGGACGGATTCTCGACCGATTACGACGTCAAAGTTTCGATGGCCCAGTTCAACGACAAAATGTACATGGCCGACGCTTCCGGCGGGCTTTACTACTGGGACGGGCAGGTTGCGACCCAGCAGGGCGGGAAGGTCAGGGCAATTTCGGTGACAACCGCAGGGTCGGGCTATACCAGCGCGACCGCCATTGTGTCCGGCCCAAGCCTGGGCGGCACACTTCCTACCCTGACCACAACCGTGGCTGGCGGGGCTGTGACCGGCGTGGTGGTGGTCGATGGCGGGTCGGGCTATCTGGGAACACCGACCGTGACCATTGTGGGAGATGGCTCCGGCGCTACCGCGACCGCCACGGTCAGCCCACCGCCCCAGAACCTGCGCCTGCTCATCAATACCGGCAACCGCCTATTTGCGGTCGGCTCCGGGGCCAACCGAAACACGCTTTACGCCTCCGACATCCTTGACGCCTCGGTGTGGGATTCTTCCAATTCGATCATCGTTAACGCGGATGACGGAGACGAGATCACGGCGATTGTCCAGTTTTACCAGAACAGAGTCGTGGTGTTCAAGAAGCGGCGCGTTTTCCAGGTGACGATTCCATTTGATGCCACCTCCGGGGCGGATTGGATCGTGGAGCTTATCTCCAGCAACGTGGGCTGCGTGGCCGAGCAAACCGCCGTGCAGGTCAATTCCGACATCTTCTTTCTTGCCGATGACGGCATCCGCTCGCTGGTGCGATCCGCATCCGACGACTTTACAACTGTCGGACTTCCCATTTCCGAGGTAATCAAGGACGAGATCCAAGCCATCAACACCGCCGAGGTTGGGATTGCGGCGGCCTTGTTCTACGACAACCGATATTTCCTTGCGATCCCGACCGGCTCCAACGACTATAACGACACGCTGCTGGTCTACAACACCACGCTTCAGGCGTTTGAAGGTGTTTGGTCGCCACAGGTCATGCAGTTCACCTTGAGCAACTATTCCAACGAAGGCGTGCGGGCAATCGGCAAAAGCACGACCGGGATTCTGCTCAAGTACAACGGCCACAAAAATCCGTCCCAAACCACATCAGAGGACTACAAGGATGCCGGTTCCTTCTATGAGTCCTATGTCCGCACCAAGGACTTTGACTTTGGCGACCCGTTTGCCGAAAAACATGGTAGCCATTTTGAGGCCGTCTTTGACGATTCCAACTCGACCGACGTGACCATATCCATCCAGCGCGATACCGACACTTCAGACATCGACGTTCAGCCCAATATCAACGTGGCCTCCGCCAAGCTTACCCTGCCCTTTGTCCTGCCCGCCATCCTGCCAACCTCGGTCAGAAAGCGAATCGCCTCAGACCTGCGGGCTTACGAGAAGTGGCGGCTTCTCAACATCAAGATTTCAGCCACCGGCGACAAGCTGGCCATACGCCAGATCACGGCTGCCGCCAACCCAGACACCATCGAGGTGCAGAAGAACATCTCGTGACGGCTGCTGAATACATCGAGGCTTCCGGGGTGCCTGAGTCCATGTGGCCCAACTTCAGGGAGTGGCTTGATTGGCACGCGAATCGCGGGCTGGTCGGAGTTGCCAAGGAGGGGGACAAGATCGCCGGAGTGGCTGTCGCCAGGTGCGTGCGCGGGTTTGAACCCCCTGAGCCTTATGAACATACCGAAGGTGGTGATGCCGTCTTCGTTGATTTGACTGTGACCTCTTTGGATGGTATAAGTAACGCCTTGAGTCGCAAGGCTCTTAAATGCCTGCTGTCGATCCTTTGGGATCGCTTTGGTCCGCGCAGGAGGATCACCTTCAAACGAAACGGCTTTTACAAGGAGTACGACTACTACACTTTTATGCGAAAGGCTCTGAACTGACATGGGCGGCGGACCATCCATCCCGGCACCCCCTCCTCCTCCAGACCCGGAAAGGGTCGCGGAAGCCAACGCCAAGGCTTACCGCATGAACGTGGATACCTACATCGAGAAACTTCCCGAAATGACGGCAGTGGAAAACAAGATGCGGATGCAGTATATGCCCCAGCAGCGGGAGTTGGAACGCCAGTTGTCCGCGCTTGACCAGTTGGCTGCGGTTCGTTCCGGCATCGAAACCGAGCGGATGTACGGCCCGCAGCGCAGCACGGAAACCCTGCGTCGCCAATTTGAATTATCTCCGCAGGGCTATGCCCTCCAGCGCGGACTTGGGGCGCAGTTGACCCGCCAGTTTGAACAGCTTTATGGACGCAGCCCCTACGCCTCGGTAGAGCCGCAGGTGGCGTTTGGCCCGCAATCCGCGCCCGCCTCCTACTACGGGACAATCGGAACCGGAGTTTCGCAACCCCCAATGGACATACCTTCCTAATATGGCCAGCGTAGAAGAACTTCGTAAAAAAGTTGCCGACCTGAATGATAAGCTGGCCGGGATGGAGAGCTTTAAGGTTTCTACTAAAGCCGGGAAATCTCCTGTAATGGTAAGGAGCCGTGGCGCAAGAACAGAGGCAACTGACAGGTTTGTAAACACCTCAACCACCGATGTTGAGAAGAACCCAGAATACGACAAAACGCTTTCGGAGTTATTGTCCGCCCAAACCGAGCTTCAGGATGCAATCTATGGGCGCGAAGGAACCTATAACACTCTCGCCGAACAGATCCGCGCCCTGGGCGGAGCCACCGGCGCGCCGGGATCGCAAGTCGGCCAGCCGCAGGCTATCAATCAGGCCGTGGCTGCCTTGGGCGGGGACCAGAACTTCGGCGCATCCGACCTTGCCACCCGCCTCAACTTCCAAGTCAGCGACGAGCAGATTCTCAACGACTATAACCAAGCCAAGCTGGGTCGTCTAAACCAGCTTGTCCAGCAGGGCAACGCCCAGGTTGCCGGAATCACGGAAAGACTCAACGCGGCGCAGAACCTGCTTGGCTCGCTTCCGGCTGGCGACCCGCGCCGTGCGTCCAGCGAGGTGGTGGTCAACCAACTCCGCTCCGACCTGGCCAGCGTGCAGTCCGGCATTGCGGACGCGACCAACCAGATCCAGAACTTCAAGCCATTGGCTGCGGGGAGCGAAGAGGGGCTAAAACAGATTGTCGCTTTCCGCGAATATATCCAGTTGCCCGAAGAGCGAGCCACCCAGCAGCTTCGCCAGATAGACCCCGACACCTTCCGCACGGCGGTTGGACTTGGTCGCCAGTACCGCCAGATGGCCGAAGCGCCGCTTCCGCCGACCACGACGGAACCGACCGAACAGCTTCGCAAGACCATCGAGCAGGAAGCCCTCAACCAGCTTCGCCTTGGATCGACCATCGGGCAGGAGGAACGGCGCGGGTACGAGCAGGCCGTCCGTGCGGCGCAGACGGCCAGAGGGAACATCTTCGGTCTTGGACCGGCAGTCGAGGAAGCGGCCACCCTTGGGGCCGCAGGGGAGCAACGCAAGCTTGCGCGGTATGGAGCCGCCCAGCAGTTCCTTGCATCCGGGGAGACGACCGGCGCGGCCTTGGCGCGCGATGTTGCCCTTCGCGACGCACTCCGCCAGCAACGCCTTGGTGCCGCTTCCGGCTTCATCGCCGGTGGTCCTTCCATCGCCAACTTGGCGCAGGCCAGAACCGCCCAGCAGCAGGCTGCCTTCCAGAACTACATTCAGGCGACCCAGCCGCTTCCTGGTCAGTTTGGGCAGGCACCCAGCACGGCGCAGCCGTTCTTCCAGGTGGCCCAACAGGAGATTCCGGTTCAACTTACAAACACGTTCACAAATTTATACGGAGCGCAGGCGGACTATCTTTCCAGTACCTATGGCGCACAGGTCGGGGCAATCTCTCGCCAGCCGAGCGGAGCGCAGATTTTTGGAGATATTGCAGGCGGTCTTTCAAATCTAATCAGAATCTAGGAGAAATAAAATGGCAGTTATCGACATCCCGGCACTCATGGAAATGTCAAGACAAGACGAGCTTATGCGTATTCGCCAAGCTGAGGCGCAACGCGCCGCGCAAGAAGCCGAACAGCCTGATGTCGATTTCACATTTGAGAAGGGCGGCCTCAAGGTCAAGGGAAAACTGAAGGATCTTCCCAAATTAAGCCAAGATCCAACGCTATCACCATATCTTCAGGGAATCGGAAACACGCTTACAAACGAGCAGATGCTGGAAAATGAGGAAATTGCCGTACAGCGCGAAGAGCTAAATGATCGCCTGCGGAAAATTGCATCTGAAAAAATGAAACAAGAACTTGAAATTGCTCGCGGCGACACCCGTGCATTTCGGGCGGAGCTTGGGCTTGGAGCGCTTGGGCTGAAAAGACGCTCCGATATTATGAAGGAGCTGGAGGCCGAGCGTGGAGTTGTGCAGGGAAGGCTTGCCGAACTATCTTTTGACCGTCAGGCTGGACAAATGACTCAACCAGCTATGCAGGAAGTTGAGGCGGCAGCCCCGGTGGCAACAGCCGCGCCATCAGCCGCAACCGCAGAAACCATCCCATCGTTTAATTCCGCCGCCGAAGCCCGTGCCGCCGGGATCAAGCCTGGTCAAACCGTAATCATCAAGGGTCAGAGGGGTACGCTTCAGCCGAAGCGATAAGTCATGGCCAGGGGCTTGAGGCAACCGGCCAACGAACCTGAACTGGAGTTTGTACCAGAACAGGAACAAGAACTTGAGTTTGTGCCAGAGGCACAGGATGGCAATTTAACCAAGGCGCAGTACATAGCATCAGGCGGAAGGGCTGAAGATGTAATCTCGCCAGAGCGCCAAGCTGTTCTTCAGGCGGAAACACAAAAACAGCTTCAGGCTGGCGCAACACCCGAACAAGCCGCACAGGCGGCGGGCGAAGCGGTTGACGCGATGGGTGCAATCAAGAGGCCGGATGGCACGATTGCCGAAGGATTCAAGCCAACCGAACAGGCATTAGCCGAAGGCGCAATCGAACAACCGGCAATCCCAGCGGTCAAAGAGGCGCAAAGGCTGGGGATCGAAACCGTATCCTCCGGCACCGATAAGGACACGGGCGGCGGGTTTGCCATAGGCAAGGATAAGGCTGGCAAGCTTGTCCGAATCGAAGCTTCGCCTCAAGGCGAGATTGATGTGTTCGAAATCGAGGAACAACCCAGCAGGCTTGGCGCAGTTGCCCGCACGCTGGCGCGGGAGGTTCTGCCGACTACGGCTGGCGGGGCAGCCGCAAGGGCAGGATTTGCGCTTACGCCAGGGCCATTGCCAGCAAGAATAGTTGGCGGGCTGGCGGCAGGCACAGCGGCATATCTGGGTGCGGAGAAAGCGCAGACAGCGGCTCTTGGCGCTGTCCTTGGGCCGGAACGCATGGCAAGGATCGAGGAAGTCCTGCAGCGGGACATTGAGCAATACCCCGTTTCCACAACTGCTGCCGCAATCCTTACCCCGACCATCGGCGGCGTTGCCGGACTTGCAAGACCAGCCATTCAGGCTTTCCGTGGAGCTGGAGCTAGAACAGTCACAGAGGCGGCAGAAGCAGCTCCTGCCGCAGTTGCAAGGCCAACCGCAGAGGTGGCGCAGGCTGCACCTGCGGCAGTTGAGGCTGCGCCTGCCGTTGCAGAGGCAGCGGCAAAACAGCCGCCAATTAAGCTTCCAGAAGAAACCGCACAGACGGGGGTGAGAGCTGTCGGAAAGAGGCTGGTAAAAGACCCGTTGCTTGATCGAGGAGTGCGGGAAAGGCTGGCGCAGAGCGAGGATATTCAATATGGCAAGTTTAAGCAAAAGGCATTTGAAGAGGCGATGGCTGGAGCAGACAGGGCTGATGTCGAGAGGCTTGCCCTGGAGGGAACAGAACCGCAGAAGATTGTTGCCAAGGCTGAATTGATCAACCGGGCTGCCGCAACCGGGAGCGTGGACGAGCTTGAGGGAACCGTAAGAAGATTTTTAAGAGAGGCAAATGCCACTGAGGCCGGACAAGTGGTGGCAGCCACAAGGGCATTGAGAAGCACAAATCCGCAAGGATATTTTTATACGCTAGTAACGGCTCTTGATAAGGCAAACCGAAGGCTTACCCCGGAGTTGCTTTCCCAAGGCAGAAAATTATTTGCGGTAAAATCAAGACTCCAAACAAGATTCGATCAGCTTGCCGATCGGGCGAGACAGACATTGAATGATGCGGATATCCTGAAGGCAGCAAAAGCAGAAAAGATATTACAGGAAAGTCTTTTTAGATTACAAAATTTTGAAAGCAGGCTTTTGCCCAAAAAGTTTTTTGGCGAAACATTGCCAACCGTGATTCAGGGAAATCTACTTGCCCCACTTTCCATCGCCACAAACTTGTGGAGTAATGCGGTCAGCGCACTCCCAAGGCTTATGTCCCGCCAGGGGGCATTTGTAAGTCAGGAGATAACCAGAGCTTTCCAAGGATTGTTTGGAGTAAAACTTGGCCCAAGGCAAATATCCTCACCACTATCATTGGCCGGGGCAAGGAGGGTTGGCGAAAGCCTGAAAGCGCTTGGACGTGGGACAGTCGAGGGAATTGTCGGTCTTCGTCGTGGAATTAGCGCGGAAGGTTTGCTGGCAGGCGAAAGAATCCGTGGATTCCAGCCCATTCAGGCTTTCAAGCAATTTTGGACCGGAGCAGGGTTGGCAAAACCAGTGCAGACAGGATGGAAAGGTCTTGGTGCCAACGTGCTTGATCGCGCAAGGTTGGCGGCAGAAGCGGCATTGGGCGCACCGCCAGAAACAATGCTTCGCCTGCTCCAACTTGGAGACACCCCGTTCAGGCGCATGGCGCAGGCCAGACTGCTTTCCGAGTCGGCACAGCTTGCTGGTAAAACCGGAAAAGCGGTTTCGGTGGCAGCCAGATTTCCGAAGGCTGGCGAATTTTCAAAAATAGAGCAAGAGGCTGCCCAGGCAGTCTTCCAGCAGGATACTCCGCTCACAAGAGCTGCATTGAGCGCGGCGAATATGTTTGGGCTTGGAAGCAGATTTGGACCGGCAAGATTTGTCGGGAAGACAATCATCCCCTACGCCAAAACACCGGCAAATGTAATTGATGAAATGTTGGATTATTCCCTTCCAGGCTACGCGCTTATATTCAGGGGATACCCGGCTTGGAAGGCGGGGAATCAGAGGGAAATGCAAATTGCCATTGGCAAAACCCTGACAAGCCTGACCATTGGTTCGGTGGCAAAAGTTCTTTCCGATAACAATATAATTGGAGGAAGGGCTGAACAGGGCGAGAAGGCAAGAGACATCCAATACAAAACTATACCACCAAGAACAATAAACATAAGCGCTTTGAATAGATTTGCCGAAGGCGAGTCAACCGAGCTTCAGCCAGGAGACAGGGTGATTAACCTTGAGAAGCTTGGTATTGTTGGCGGGATGCTTGCCACGTGGGACGCCGCAAGTAAGGCAACCGAGGGTGGCGATTTCATCAGCCCTGAATTTGTGACCGCGCTGGTGCCGGAAACGCTTTCCTTTGCCATGAACCAGAGCTTTCTAAAGGGAACAAACAGCCTTTTGTCAGCACTTTTGGACGGCCAAGGTGCAACGATGGACAACTGGATCTCAAATTATTTTGGCACAATTTCATCCATACCATTCCCCAACACGCTTTCAGCCGTATCCAGATCCATGCGAGAGTCTTTGCCGGACAAGATTCAGATCAAGGATATTGAGGGGGAGAGCGTGGAGAGAACCATAAATCTTTTTGGAGAGGTTTTAAGAAGGAGGTTGCCTGGAGCAGATGAGGATATTCCAAGAAGAATAGATGTGTGGGGCAGGGAAATACCCCAGACCCCGGAAGGCGCAGATCCAATTGCCTACAACTTCCTTGATGTAACCAAGGGTCGCACCGCAACCTACGATCCAATCACCATTGAGATATACAAGATTTTCAAGGAAACAGAGGATGGCGATGTCATCCCGCCCAAGCCGCAAAGAAACTTTACCATCGACAATGTTAAATACAGGCTTTCGCCCGATCTTTACGAGGAGTATTCAAAGGTGCGCGGGCGGGCAAACCGCAGGGCAGCCGAGGAGCTTTTTAAAAACAAGCAGTTCCGGGCAATGAGCAAGGAGGAGAAGGTCGTAACGCTTCGCAATGCCTATGCCCAGGTTGGGGATGATGCAAGAATCCAATTCCTGCAAAAGAACAGGCGCAGGATTATGGCGGGAGAAAGGCAATGAGATTTGAGATAAACCCAGCATCAAGCCGCGAACTTCGCAAGGACATAATTTCACGCGAATTGACAGGATCTCCTTATACGGGTGTGCCGGAAGAAATAAGGCAAACCTATCCGATCAATCAGCCGATTCAGAAACAGGAACAAATCCAACAAAACCAACCGGCCCCAGAACAGGAATTTGAGTTTATACCAGAGGAAACAGCCATGACAACTAAACCATCACAAGACCCGCTACAACTGGCCGCACTCAAGACCATCGACTTTGAGGCCAGAAAGGACAAGCAGGGAAATCTCCAGGTCTACAAATTGCCTGCCGGTGACATGGGTGGTAACTTTGAGGTGGCCGGAATCAACGACCGCTACCATCCTGAAGCCTTCAAAAGAATCGCAGCGCTCCCGGCGCAGGAAAGAGCGGGAGCAGCGGCGCAGTACATCAGGGAATACACATCCCCGCTCGTCTCAAAACTCCCCAGCGCCATCCAGCCATTCGCGCAGGATCTCGCGTTTAATCGAGGGATGGGCGGCGCAACGAAATATCTCCAGCAAGGATTAAACACGCTGGGCGTAAATGTGTCCGTGGACGGTAAGCTTGGTCCGCAAACCCTGGCCGCCATTAATAAGGTTCAGCCACAAGCCCTGATGCGTGCTGCCAGTGATGCACAGCTTCAGGATGAATATAGGATGGCCAATAGGAACCCAGCCAGAAAGCCGCTCCTTCGCGGGCTTGAAAACAGGATAAGAAACAGGCTTGCCCTACTCGGAAACGTCTGAGTCAAGAATCGTGTGTCCTGTGGATACCTTGACCCTATCATCTCCAAGATATGTCCTGCCGGTTGACACAACCGCGCCATCACCAAGAAATGTTTTTCCGGTTGTCACAATCGCTTCGCCGTCTTTCAGGTATGTATTCCCAACCTTCCTGTAAAAACCCTCAGGCGTAAAGTAATTGTTACCCACTTTTCTTATGCAACCACGATCACTTAGGGCATTGTTGCCGCTGGTCATCACCCAGGTTCCACGACCCTTGTATGCTCCGCCTATGAACTTGGCAAGTTCTGCGCGCTCATTGTTATCCTCATCCTCCCCCATCACCGGTGCCACCAGCACCGCCATTGCGATTAGCATTGCTTTCATGCGTAAAAACTCCAGCATCCGCGCCACCTAGTCAAGCATGAAATTATCCAACCGCCAGATAGGTGCAGTCGGTGTGGCCAGGGTGGCCGGGGCGCTGTTTCGCAATGGGTACTCCGTGCTTGCCCCGATGGAGGATTTTTGCGGTTACGACTTGGTGGCCGAGAAGGGCGGGAAGTTTTATCGCATACAGGTCAAGACCACCAGCAAGACCGAAGGCGATAAAAATTATTACCGATTTATGACAAGCAACGGGTGCGAGGGAAAAGCAAAGTACACCAAGGACAGGATTGATTATTTGATTGCTTGGGCGATGGACGAGGATCTGTTCTGGCTGCTCAAGCCGTCCGATTGCCGTGGCCCGACCAAGAAGCTATACCCAAAGACAGGATCATCATGGCGCATCGTCAACGACCTCTGACCCCCAAACAGGCTTGGCGTCTGTTCGAGGAATATATACGGAATGTGTATACCATCGACGAGGCCGCCGAATGGTTGCGTAAACACCCCCAGGTTGCCAAGAAGATGACCGGCGCGGGGTTATTAGCCTGTTTTGACGAGGACGTAAAAAAGTAGTTGACTAGATTTTGACACGCCCGCTAGGGTCGGGCGATGGCAATCAATTCAAGACGCAAGGGGGCGGCAGGGGAGAGAGAGTTTGCATCTTACCTGCGCGAGCAGGGCTGGCAGAAAGCGCGGCGCACACAGCAGTACGCCGGTAATCCAGAGGGCGGAAGCGGGGATGTGGTATGTGGGAATTTCCCATTCCACGTTGAGGTCAAGCGTTGCCAGCAGGTCAAGCCGGAGGAGTGGATGCGGCAGGCCAAGTCCGACGCGCCCGAAGGAAAGATCCCGGCGGTGTTCTTTCGGCGCAATGGAGAAAAGAAATGGCTTGCCATCGTCCAGGCCGACGACCTTTGCGAGATCGCCCGCCACATCGCCCCACCCAATTTCACCGTGGACGTTGTCCACACCGCCCCCGTGGCCACCACCGTGGCGCAGGGCTTCGTACTGCCTTCCACACCACTAAACCCAAACAAACCAAACTAGAAAGGTAAAAAAACAAATGAGCCTAACACTCAGCGAAACACAGAAAAACACGGAACGGCAACTGCCTGAAGCCGGTGCCACGATTGGCACCCTCTTCAGCCTAGTCGATCTCGGCACCCAGAAGGTGTCATGGGATGGCGAGGAGAAGTGGACCCCCAAACTCCGCTTGGTCTTTGAATTGCCCGAACAGACCATCGAAGGCGAGGTGACGGAGAACGGCAAGACGACCAAGGTGACAAAGCCGATGGTCGTTTCCATCGAGCTGACCCGCAGCCTTGGCGAGCGTGCGACCCTGCGAAAGCACCTCGAAACCTGGCGCGGTCAAGCCTTCACGGCCAAGGAGCTTGCCAGCTTCAGCCTGAAGAACCTGCTTGGCAAGTCCTGCCTCTTGACGCTGGTTCACAAGACCAGCCAAGCCGGTCGCCAATACTGCGCCATCCAAGGCATGGCCAAGCTGCCCAAGGGCATGAAGGCACCCGCCACCACCCAAAACGATCAGGTGTTCTACGAGATCGAGCAGGGCGAGGGCGGCCAGTTTGCCGAACTGCCTGAGTGGCTACAGGAGAAGATCCGTGCGAGCAAGGAGTTGTCCGGTGCGTCTTCGGCACCGCAG